TTAATAGTGAGGGAGAAGAACCTAATTCTGAAGAAGCTGAAGCTGAAACTGTAGAAGTAGTAGAAGAAGACGACTCAGAATAGTGTGTGCCGAGAAGGAAACTTCTCTTGTCGAAACGAGTGGGTAGTTCCCCGAATAGTAGTACTATCCACTCACCTAAAGGAGGATTTATGTCATCAGACGGAGTAGCTAAGACTCATCAATCATGTCCAATATGTAATCATCATAAGTGTGTTACAGTATTTTCAAATGGAACGGCTTGGTGTCATAGTCATAATGTTGATGAAGATAAACCTTTTCGATACAACGAAGAACATATAGAAACTAAAGAAACTAAAAAGATGGAAACTACTGATGCTTCTAAATACTCTTTTGCTTCCATAACAGATCGGAACATATCTGAAGAGACTGCCCGTAAGTACGGAGTTAAAGTGTTACATGACCAACAAGGTAATATTGTTGAACACATGTACCCTTACTTTTCTGAAAATACTTTAACGGCTTCAAAGATTAGAACAGTTGCTACTAAAGATTTCAGATGGACAGGAACAAAAGCTGAAGCAAGTTTGTTTGGTGAGAACCTTTTTAAATCAGGAGGTAAATACTTAATGATTGTAGAAGGAGAGCTCGATGCTTTGAGTGCTCATCAACTTACAGGAAACAAATGGCCTGTGGTATCTATTAAAGATGGTGCAGGAAGTGCAGTTAAATCTGTAAAGGAAAACTTAGAATTTGTTGAAGGCTTTGAGTTTGTAGTTATCTGTTTAGATAAAGATAAAGCAGGTAGAGAAGCTACTAAGAAGTTAGCTAGGATACTTAAACCAGGAAAGGCTAAGATAATGACGTTGCCTAATGGTTTTAAAGACCCTAATGATATGCTTAAAGCTAACGCACATAAACAATTCATACAGGCTTTTTGGGATGCAAAGGTATACACTCCTAGCGGTGTTATAAATATATCTGAATTAAGAAAGAAGTTTCATAATAGAGAATATAAAGAGAGTGTTCCTTATCCTTGGGAAGGTCTTAACAAAAAGTTATATGGCCTAAGACAAGGTGAGTTAGTTACTTTAACAGGTGGCACAGGTCTTGGTAAGTCTTCAGTTACTAGAGAGATTGAACATCATTTAATAATGAACACTACTGATAACGTAGGGGTGATAGCTCTTGAAGAAGATTGGAGAAGAACTGTTGATGGTATTCTTTCTATTGAAGCTAATGCTAGAATATACATAGACCAAGAAAGAGAAAAGTTTTCAAGCGAAGAACTTGATAAACTATTTAATGTTCTTTACGATGGAGAAAATAAAAATAGAGTATGGGTACATGCTCACTTTGGTACGAATAGTATTGACGAGATATTTTCTAAACTACGTTTTATGATTATAGGGTGTGGTTGCAAATGGGTAGTGGTAGATCACTTACATATGTTAGTATCTGCTGTGCATGATGGAGATGAAAGGAGAGCCATAGATGATATTATGACTAGACTCAGGAGTATAGTTGAAGAGACAGGAGCAGGACTTATCCTGGTTTCTCATCTAAGAAGAGTATCCTCTGACAAAGGACATGAGAATGGAATCGAAGTATCTCTTAGTCATTTAAGAGGAAGTCAATCTATTGCACAGTTGAGTGATTGTGTTATCGCATTGGAAAGAAATCAACAAGCCGATGACGAAGAAGAATCTAACACTACTCGTTTGCGTGTATTAAAATCTAGATACACAGGGGATGTAGGCATAGCTTCAGCTTTAATGTATGACCACGACACAGGAAGGTTGAATGAAATACCTTCTGAAGATTATGAATTTGTAGATAGTAACGATGAATTTAGTATTTGATATAGAGACTGACGATCTTAAAGCTACTAAGATACATTGTATCGTGGCTCAAGATTTAGATACTAAGGAGATTTTTAAATTCCCTCCTAATAAATTAGAAGAAGGGTATGCCTTTTTGGAATCTGCCAATAAGCTTATAGGCCACAACATTGTAGGCTTTGACATACCAATGGTTGAAAAGTTTGGAGGTGTTAAGTTAGGAGGTAAGACTATTGTAGATACTTTAGTATTGTCTAGGTTGTTTAATCCTATTAGAGAAGGAGGACATAGTTTAGAAGTGTGGGGATCGAAGTTAGGATTACCTAAGATAGAGTTTGATGACTACCAAAACTATAGTCTTGATATGTTAAACTACTGTGTTAGAGATGTTCAATTAAATACATTAGTCTTTGAACGATTAAAGAAAGAGAGTAAAGGATTCTCTAAAGATAGCGTTGACTTAGAACATGAGCTTGCTCGCATTCTAAAACAACAAGAGGTTAATGGCTTCTTGTTTAATGATAAAGAAGCTGAGTTATTATTGGCTGATTTAAGAGAGAAGATGGGCAACATCGAAAAGCAAGTACATGAAGTATTTAAACCTAAGATGATAGACCTTAAAGAAGTTAACCCTAAATTAAAACAAGACGGAACATTATCTAAACAAGGATTAACAGATGAGGAGTATGAGGAGAGAGTCGCAACTAAAGACACTACTCCTTTCATGCGTAGAAAACTTCAAGAGTTTAATCTAGGATCACGAAAGCAGATAGGGGAATACTTAGTTGAATTTGGGTGGAAGCCTAAGAAGTTTACTCCTATTGGTCAGCCTATGGTTGATGAAAGAACTCTAGCTAATATAAAGGAGATACCTGAAGCTAGATTAATAGCTAAGTATTTATTATTACAGAAGAGAATAGCACAGATAGACTCCTGGTTTGAGTCTCAAGAAGAGGACGATAGAGTACACGGCTTTGTAATACCTAATGGAACTATAACAGGACGTATGGCACACAGGAAGCCTAACATGGCACAAGTACCTAGCTTAAAGAGTCCGTTTGGTAAAGAGTGCCGTTCTTGTTGGATAGTACCTGAAGGTTACAAATTAGTAGGCATTGATGCTTCAGGTTTAGAATTAAGAATGCTTGCACATTATATGAAAGATGAGGAGTTCACAAATGAAATCATTCACGGAGACATACATACCTTTAATCAAAAACTTGCAGGACTTGAATCAAGAGATCAGGCAAAGACATTCATCTATGCCCTCATATACGGAGCAGGAGATGCAAAGCTTGGAAGCGTGGTTGGAGGAAGTAAGAGAGATGGTCAACGACTTAGACAACATTTCTTTGATAATAGGCCAACATTTAAGGCTCTTGGAGATAAAGTTAGACGAGCAGCCCAAAAAAAATATATAAAAGGTTTAGATGGTAGGAAGATATTTGTAAGACATCCACATGCTTCTTTAAATACTTTACTACAAGGTGGTGGTGCTATCGTTATGAAGAGAGCTCTAGCAATGTTAGACTCTTTAATAACATTACAAACTCTAGACGCTAGATTTGTAGCTAACATTCACGATGAATGGCAGATGGAAGTTAAGGAAGACTTAGTAGATTTCGTAGGTAATCTTGCAGTTGATTGTATAAAGACTGCGGGAAATTATTATAACCTTCTCTGTCCAATGGACGGGGAATACAAAGTAGGAGATAATTGGAGTGAAACACATTGAAACTGTTAAAATAAAAGACCTAGTAATATGGAGTAATAATGATAGTGCTGGTTACAATAAAGTTAGGCTACAAAAAGATACTGTTTTATTTAGATTACCTAAAGGTAGAACACCTTTGGTAGTTGTAGATATAATATGTAATAGTGAACGAAAAGTACCACTAGAAGTAATGGTTCGTGCACAGTATTTAAAATCATACACTAATCTAACATTAACTGGAGAAGATGAGGTAGTTCCTTTAAAACTTATTGAACTATCTAATCCTGAAGGTAAACATTTCGGTTGGTATTTTAGGGATGAGGTTGACTCAGATAACTTTTGGGAAGAATTATTTGATACTTACGATGGTGGATATGATAGTCGTAGATTTATAAATGGTAAGTCTTGTGTTTATTGGACAGAAGGCATGTGGATTTCAAAAGATGGTATGGAATTAGACGAAGGAAGATAATATGAAACGCATTGAAGGTAATAGAGTAGGAGATATGGCAGAACATTATGCTACAACTTGGTTATGGGATAATGGCTATGAAGTGTTTAGAAACTGTGGATGTACAGGAGGTGTTGATCTCATT